ATTCCTGTTGATGTAACATTACCAACTTCTGTACCACTTACGATAAACTTTATATGAGTATTAGTAGTGTCAATTATTATTCCAGTTGACTCATCTGCTGTTACTGAAAAATGAGTTCTTGAAAAGTTCATTGATGAATCTGCATGGAATGCATTAGCATGAACATCTAAGTACTCTTGAATGGCAATGGTAGTATTATCGTGTGGAGATTGTGAAAGGGCGAATACAATACCATCTTCTGAGATGTGATCCCCAATAAATACATTACCCTCAGCACCGCGATTGACGATAATACCAGAGTCAGTAGCAGGAATTCCTGTAAGGTTGGCTGACACAACGATAAAGTTATCATCAATAGTGGCAGTACCAACTCCTAAGTCAACTTGAGAACCTAATACAATCAAGTTACCCTGAACTGTGACATTTTGTTGGAATATCTTGTTAGTCGTAAACTGTTGTGACCCAGAATGAATAGCAGTTACGTTGTCTTGAATATCGTTTAAATTAGAACTTAAAACAGCCCAAGTAGCATAATCATTAGCAAGAGCTAAAAAGTAAGTAGCCGAAACATTAGCTTTAGTATCTAAATTAGTATTTGCATATGTAGCAAAATTATCAATATTAGCCGATACGTTTTGTTGTACTTGAACTATATTAGCCTCAGCTAAAACAACATTTGATTGGGTAGCATCAAGATTTGAGTTAAGGCGGCTCTCCGCTGCTACAACGTTAGCCTCAGCTAAAACAACATTATCTTGAACTAGATTAATAGAGTTTAAATTTACTGTAACATTAGACTGAACAATATCAAGATTAGCATTAAGTCTAGCTTCACCAGCCGCTACGTTAGCGTTAGCATCCATTAAGTCAAGAGTAATCGTACCAGTTTGAAAATGCCTTGCCTGAATAGCGGCGTTCTGCATTTTATCAGCTGAGATAGTATTTGAACTTATAGATGCAGTTGTAATACGGGTTAGTGCCATTTATACTTCCTTATTCAGAGTCTTCTTCAAGCTCCGCAAAAAATTCTGCTAAAAAGTCTTTTTGTTCAAGAGGTTTTTCCTTTTCAAAATCATCATCATCAAAAAACTCTTTAATAAAGTCTTCAACCTGCTGGTCTACAGAAGGCGGAGCGATTAAATCATCATAATCTTCATTAACGCAAGCGCATTTTACAAATGTTTTAATCCAATCAACGTCTTCTTCTGAGTTTTTTTCGACATCACCTAAAAACCATTTTACTTCAGAAGCTCTAACTTCTCCATTAAATTCTTCATAGTAAACGTTAGTTATATCACCTTCAACCATTTCAAGAATTTTAGACTCTTTTTCTCCGATAATATCAAGAGGGAAAGATCGCACTAATCGGGGGGCTGATTTACCTTTTGATAGATCTCGATATGAACAATATACAGTTTTTGCATTATCTTCATCAATATAAAATTTATAGTATTCCACTTTTAATTTCCTTTACGTTTTAATTATATAATTTACTACTGAGGTTGGAATAGTAGTTGCATGAGTATGTGATGCTTGTGTAACACCAGTGACAATATTTATACTAGATACGTCTTTAGTTCCGGACCCAAGTGTATCATTTCTACTAGCTGTAGTTAAAGAAATATCACCATCACCATCTGAGGCTGTTGTTGTAACAGAAGAGGCAGACATAGATCCTGTCTGTGTTCCGAGCGTACTATTATTAATTCCTTTACCTAAAGGAATCCTATCTCTTAAATCAGGGAGATTAAAGGAAGACGACCCATTACCAACTCCATACCCAGTACCTGCTATTGCAAAGAGTGCGGCATAAGTAGTTCTTGAAACAGCAGTTCCATCACACAAAAGATAACCAGTAGGAGCAGAAGACCCACTCCACGCTATAATAGACCCCGCAGGAACTACCGGAACAGGTTGAGTCTGACCACCTTGTATAGCAGACTGTAAAGCTAGGTTAGAAGCCATTGGAGCGTAAGCACTAGCTTGATCATAAAGATTTAAACCCGAAGTAACTCCGGCTGCGCTATCAATCCATACAAGAGCCACATTAGCTGCGTTGCGAGTACCAAAACCAAGAGAGGTATCACTACCAGCAGCAGAGGATAGCTTTAAAGTTGCAGCAGCACCTACACCTCCGTCACCAGTACCTGTGGTAAAGTCAGCTTTAGCTAGTAGCACGTTGCCGTCTTTAATCTTATCAGAAGTTATAGAGGTGGCAGAAATCATGGTATTAGTGATTGAACCGTTTGTAGGAGGTATACCCACATCAATGAAATCAGCCATCGTGCTATTATTGGCTACGTTTAAATATAGTCTTGCATTACCGGATAAAGCTCCAGAAGCAGATACTGTAGCAACTAATTCACCTATCTCATAACTTGCTACATTTCCTGTAAGAGCAGCAATACCGTTTTCAACTCTATTACCTATACCTACACGGGTAAAGTTTCCACCTACAGGAGATGATTTAACATGAACAGAATCTGAGATATAAAGTGCATTTGTTGTCTCACTTCTAAACAACATACCATCTTGCTCACCAGTAGCTACTCCCGCAATGGTTATATTTAACCCAGAAGGAACAGCTGTAGATTTAAAATTGCTTAACAAAGAACGCAAAGACGTATTAAAGTTAGTCCTTGAGTTATTTAGTGAGGTTCCAGCAGTTGGTTCAACATAGGTGTTTGAGTCAACAGTTGCCATTAAGTTATACTCCTATTGCCGTTACTTGTACTTGTATGCTTTGATTTGTAGGTGCTAAAGCACTATTCTCAATATCATAAAGTCTAAAAGCAACGCTATCTTTTGTGCCTGAAGTAACTACCGCTGTCTGTGCGGTAGCTGTGTCTATTGCCTGTATTGTAATAATAGGTCGGTTTTGGAATTCAATTGATGAGTAATCAACTGTTTTCGGATTTCCGTCATAAGTTACAGTATCTTCAAAGATGGATTGTTCTTTTTCTATAGTATACCTAAACTTATCGATTGTAAAGTCAAATTCATCTGGCTTTGAATTGTTAACAATAAATTTTATTTGGAAGTGTCTGAAGGTTCTTGTTCCAGCCTCATAAGGTATAAACCCTTCATTCACGCTTGAACCGATAAATGCAGCGACATTAACGTTACCATTAGCATAGTTCACAGAGTCTTCTGAAGAGGTTCTAATGAATGTTTGAGTAGTTAAAGAACCAATTGATCCTACATAGGTACCAACACCACCTGGATCGCCCCACTGATTTAAATCAACTAAGAAGTAAGAACTTCCTGCAGCTGACAAGTTAGCCATAGTGTTACCACCAGTAGTTACTCCGTTTGCAAAATATGTTTCTCCGAGTGCAATTGTATCAGCATCAATTGTTCCCGCTATAAGAGCAAATACATTTGCATTTGAAGTATCATTTGTAAAGTTTCCATGCATATGAATAGCATATACGTTGCCAAAAGTACCACCGCTCATCATAGTTTCGTTATTGGCGTCGTATCTGAAATTAAGAGGAGTAGTGTTAGAAAAACCAAGAATATGTCCTATGCCTCCAAAACTAGAATCTTTAAGAGTTCCTGCAGAAGCTGCTTCAGTCACACTTTCAGTAATATGTTCATGCTGGTCGTTCCAGCTAGTTTCTACTGACTGGGTACCTTCAATATCAATTAAAATTGATCCAGTTACAACAGACCCAAAGTCTCTGACTTGTGTAATATAAGTAGCAGTTGAATCTGCTAAAATATCTGTAGGCGCTCCACCAATAGCTGAGAATCCTGTGGAAGTGCCATTTGCATTATCAACTAGTGATGTAGGTAGAGCAACAACAGCAGTACCTCCTGTATTAGAATTAGCAAATGAAGGAAAATTAAACTCTCCAGCGTTAGTATTAGTAATATCTGTAAAGTTAGTAGAAGGATCGTCCTCATTAAAAGCAGCTACAACAGTTGATCGTTTCGGTCTTGTAGTGGTAAGAGTAATAGCAACCACATCATCAGAAAAATTACCGCTAGTATCTCTGGTTCTAGCTAAATAGGTAAACTCTCCAAAAATATCAATTGGAATTGATTTTCTAGTAACACCAGCAGCAACACTAACAAAAGGAACTGCTGCAATGAAATTTTCTATAGTTGCAGCAAGACTTCCTTGTACTCTTCTAATAACAACCTCTTTCAAATCTAGATCAGTAAGTTCGTCGTTTGTTCTACTGTATTCCCAGAATAGAGAAATCTGATCGCTCTGTTGTCCACCAGTGAAGTTAAATACATTCGCTGGCTTTGCACTTTTACCTACGATTGACTTAGTTACAGTAGTCGTAAAACCTCGTATATTTTTATTTAGAGGAGTAATTCTAAAAGTTAAAATATTAGTTTCAGCAACAGGTCCTCTGTTTATACCACTAACAGTGAATCTTATTTTACCATCATCTTCAACACCTGCAGCAGATACTTTTGCAGTGTTAAAGGATAGTAAGTCAGTACCCCCATCATCAGTCCCTACAGCTCCGACATTATCAAGTTTATAGGAAATTTCATAATCTGTTACATCCTGACCTTCAATATGATCAAAGAATAAAGTTGCTCGGACAGCGACTCCAGAGTTTTGCTCTCTATAAAGTGATTCAGTAACACCGACGCCAGTCACTTTGCGAATAGGTAAGGCACTAATAGCAATATTCTTTTCAACAAAAGGACTAGTCCTTTGTCTGTTATTAATATTTCTGGCTTTTACGGAAATTATCCCAGGATTAACGTCTCTAATTCTTTGGTCTTCAGCAATAAATACTCTTTCATAGTCTGAGCTTACTAACAGATCATATACGCCATTGTTAGCTAATCTAAAGTTACCAGGATATGTTGACTCATCATAGTCTAAGGTACAAGTATTTGCAGATACATTATTGATAGTTCCTACTGGATTTGGAGATATGTTTGTTAGTGTCACCCCAGCTAAATTACTTGTTGGTGTACTTCCAAATTCTACTCTATAGACAGAATTAGCAGTTAATGCAGCGTTATAGCTTGCAGAAGCAGGATCGTAACTAGTATTGATGATCGGAAAGGTTGTTCCAGCACTAGTCTGAACATTATCACCCACTTCTATAGCTGGAACTGTATAATGATCTATTTCAACAACAAAAGAAGTATCCCCACTTTGTACCTGATATTCAACATTATCTCTAAATGTAGTGTTTTTATTGAGAGAAAACTGACCAGAAGATTTTTCTACACCGTCTACATAAAATCTCATAAAATTTTTATTACGTACTCTAACAGGTAGATCTATAAACTGTGTAGTTCCTGTTGCAGCGGTAATAGTATTTTGGAATCTAATTTCTTTTTGACTACCGCTTACATAAAAAGAATTATTTGCATAAAAACGAGCGTCTAGTAGTTGATTGATAGTTATGTAAAAAGGTGCTGGAGGTAATTGCTCTGTTAAAAAAGAAGAACCTGCTAAACTATTTTCAATATCTAGAGTATCACTAGTTTTATCAAAGGTAACAATATTTGCAGAAAAGTTAACTAAATCGGAAGCAAAGCCGATAAAGTTTTTTTCACTATTAATTGTTGATTTTTCTTTAAGAGGTACAGTAACAAAATCTAATCCTTTAAGTCCTTGAAAAGAACCATCATTAACTTCAAGTATATGCTTTGCGAAATTTAGATCATGAGCTACGTTTAATCCCTCAACTACTAATCTTACGTTACTCGTACCGTCCCCGTTATCTATACTTGAGTAAGCATTGCATAAAAGTTTTATTTCACCAGCAAAATTTTGAAAACCATTTTTACCTACAAGCACAGCAGGTGTAGTGCCATTTGTTAGCAAACTTGCGTTATCTACTGTCAAATTAAGAACACTTTGGTGAGAATTATTTACTAAAGTAGTACCTTCAGGAACTGCAACAAAATATTCAGTTTTAAAAGTTTGTTGATAGCCAAGGCGATCAGTTTGATTATTTATAAGAACATCAAAGGCTACAGAACCATCTAATCTTCGTCTTGGACTCGATACTAAAGAAAAGCCTGGAGTTGGGGGAGCACTAAACCCGCTTTCGATATCAATATATGCTGTAGGGGTATAATCTATAAAACTATCAGAATCAGTGTAAACATTAGATATATACTCTTTAGCAATTAAATTGATTTCTTCTGATTCAGTTTCTCTTTCAATGTTAGAGATTGTATATAGTTTACCTGCTTTATTAGTATAGAAATTGCCTGGATTTTCCCACTCACCAATACTCCACAAATCCCCTTTTTTGGGAACGTTATTAGAAGTAAAGGTAGTGTAAGAATCTATTGCTTTAGTAATAGGATTATATCGGCCAGTGACAGTAACATTTGCTTGATCAAAACCTAAGGAAACGTTATCGGTTGCAGATAAAACAAAGTTAGTATTACTTAAAATATATAAATCTACTCTATCATCATTAGTTGAAATCACTCTAAGAGCTAAAGGTCCAGAATTTGCAGTAAAGTCTGTACTTCTTATACTTGGGTTAGTAAAGTGCTCTAATAATACGTTAGACTTATTAGAGTCAGTTGAAGAGTCTCCTGATACTTTACCGCCAAAACCATAGTTAATACCGGTCAAATTCTGAGAGACAGAGACGATATCGCCAGGAGACAAATTTAAGGCTTCAGTAGACGTAGTAAAAGCGAGTACTCTTCTAAGATATTTTGAAGCAGCAATCTGATACTGAGCAAACCGTAATGCCTGACTTCTACGGGTAACTCCTGCTAAATCAAGTGAAACAACATTTTCAATGGTACTTCTATCACTACCGTCATTAGCGTCTTGAGCATCTACACGAGCTACTTCTCTTTTATAATGATTAGTAGGTTCGATATAGCTTATGTCTACCCCTGTAACTAAATCACTCTCTCTTCCACCACTTACTTGAAAAGTTCCTTGTTTGATATTAGTTTCATTAAAGACCATGACAGGCAATTGATCCGGTAAGTCAACAGCTAAAGAAATTTTTCCAAATGAATGAACAATAGTACCTCTAAAAGAGGCAGCAATAGAGTTAAGCACTTCTATAGTTGGTTGTTGGTCAGATATGATAGTATCGCAGATAAATCGTCTTTCTAAGATGTTAGTCCCTGCAGGAATTCCTACTAAAGTTTCTCTAACTGATGTAAACTGATTTTTTGGTTTATTTCTAAATGACCCGTCTGCTTGACCAGATACCCCTATAAAGTTACCCGTAACAGCATCACAGGCATCACAATATTGTGCAACTTGATAAAATTTATATTTGTCAATATTATCTTCTGGTATGCCTAACCCATAAGAAGTATTAGTAAGGATATCATAAATGATCCAGACAGGATTCTGAGTCCAAGAGTATACAAAGGTTCCGTCCCAAGTACCTATATATAATTGAGGATTAGCGTGGGTTTTAATTGTAGGAGAGCTGGAACCACTAAACACACCTGCTTGAACAGTCCAAGATGTAGAAGATAGCACAGAAGAAAGTACGTGTGAAGCTCCATTAGCAATAGTTATAGGGGAGGTAGGTCCTGTAGAAGTTGTTTCTACTGTATTAGTATTTACACTATTACCCCCTAGATGAAAGGTGCCTTGAGACCAACCACTAGAAGGAGCTGTTAAGTCAATCCTTACTAAATCACCTGCAGTTAAAGATAGAGTGCCTGTCGCGCTTTTTGTAACATTAATAGTAGTTAAAGACTCAGACTTTGTGAGTGCTCCATTTACATAAATATCTACCGTACCAGTTCTACTAGCATTTTGTAAGTAGTATTGAAAAAGATAGTTATAAGTGCCTGTCTGATTTACTGTAAAGCTTCCATCAAATCTACCTGAAGTACCGTTATCCCCCCATCGAGTAGTTGAAAAGATCCTACCAAGTGTATTTATCTGAGGAGCAACAGAACCAAACCTAGGAAGAAGATTTGCTCTTGCGCAATAATTAGTAGAAGTACTTAAATTAGAAGCCGTAGCTGCAGCTAAAATAGTTGTAGAACCTGTTCCAGTAGTATTTAATCCTATTTCAACAGAATCTCCGTCAGTATTATTGTTAGTAATTGTGAGAGTATAAGGATTACTCCCAGATACAGTAACATCAATACCAAGACCAAATAGATTTGTTGTGGTTCCTGTGCCTGAAACTTGTTGATAAGTTACACCTGCAATTTGTAGCTGATACCCATTAGTTGTATAACCATAAGTACCTGACTCAGGTAACTCTAATTCTCTCCAGTCTATCTGACCGTCAGATAAAACAGGCTGATTATAATTAGAAGGAACTTTAACAAGAAGTCCTTTAACTAAAGAACTCATCTGAGGTACCCCGCCCTGGTGCTCATTTACAGCTTTTAAAGCATAACCAACTAGGCCAGTACGAGGAAAAGTTTGTGGAGTATTTTCAACTTCAAACCAACCAACTGCTTGAACTTGTGCCTGTACTTTAGAATCATTAGACTCGTTGGAAGTTTTTTCAACAGTAAATCTATACCCATCATCAGATCTACTAATTTCTGGTATCTCAAAGTTTACAACTCTTTTATAAGGAGTAGTGGTCTTACCGTTTATCTCAACTTCTTTACTCCCAATTTCTGTAGCCCCAGTACTATCGAAAAAAGTAACCTTTACTTTTACAGAATGAGGTTTTACATTTCCTCGATCATCCTGTTTCTGAAGAACTTGAACCATAAGAATGATATTTACTTCATCCCAAGCCCTAGCACTAGTTTCTTGTAATAATACTCTAGCTTGCGGAATACCGTCAATATTGCCTTTTTTAAGAGTAACTGGTGATGCAAATTGTTGAGGAACTACAGTTTGTTGACCAAACTTTTTGAGAACTGATTGAGTTACGGTTCCTGTGCGTGATAAAGTTTTGAAAAAGTCTGTATTTTCTCCACCATCTCCGTCTATGTTCAATAAGTCATTGATAGAGTTTTCACTAATTTCTATGTCTTGTGGACCGTTAGGGTTAATACGGTATAGAGGTCCTTCACCAAGAGCAGTTAAAAGAAATAGAATATCTGTTGAAAAAAGACTATTAGGCTCTTCAGAAGGGCTACCGCCGCCTCCACCGCCTCCAAAAGCCCCCTTGATAACAGGGACTTTAACATTTTCGTGCTCAGTAAAATACCTTCTCATGTCTCAAACCTTGAAGCGACTGTAATAGTATCACTCTTTCCGTGGTCAACTGTGTCTAAGTAACCACTTATTAATTGTCCAGCTACACGATGCATACCATAAATCAAAGGAATAGGAGTACCACTGTTAACTGTATTCTGTAAACCGCCAAACATGTCATTTTGTCTAATATTTTGATCAGTTTCTTTAATTTTTTCACGTTTTGTAAACAAAGAGGTTACTAATGCTAGTCCTATATTTACACCTAAAGTGGTAGCAAAGCCACCACCAAATATTCCAGCAGACCCACCTGCTGCGGCAGCACCCCCGGCTCCCCCAGCTGCAAAACCAAACCCACCTGTTGCAACTCCTAGTGCTGCGACAGCTAAAAGAGTAGTGGTACGTTTTCCACCCCCGCCCACAATCGCAGGAACTACATAAAAAACATCATCTTGTTTTATTTTTTTTATATATAAATCTTCTTCTTCAACTACAGTCAAAGTTTTATCAAGTAACGAATAACCTTCCTGACAATCACCTGTTTGAATAGAGTTAGCATAGTTTCTGAATTTAGGGTGCATAGAACCAAGATAAAAAGGTAAGTCTCCATACCTAGCTAAATCAGCTGTATATTCTGACTGAGAGAATATATTCTTGTAAGCAGAATGAATTTTTATTTTTGTAAGCAATGACGCTCCTCAAAATCATCAAAAATTAAAGTATCTAATTTATCGTCATACCAGTATATGTAAAATTTATTGTTGAATCCAACTAAAAATTTATACTCTTGGAATGCTGCACCCACTTTATCTTCCTCACTTGGAATAGGATTTTCTTGCCCAGGATGAGAGTGAAAAACTCCCCAAATATTACCATCATGCTTTACTAAAGCTGCGGGGTCTAAGTAAAAAGTTTCTTTTGGTAAATCACTGATATTTTTACAAGGGATGTAATTGAAATCTTTAGTTATAATACCAACTGCTTCAAGAGGATAATCTCTTAAAGCATGATTATTCATATCTTCTTTTAACTTACTAAACTTTTCCATCTAACCTTCTTTATTGTATATTGTCTAAAATATTTATGATAGTCATATATAGCGCTATCTCTATTCTCAATCATTTGTAGTATTTTATTATTTCCTACATACATAGCAACATGATTTACAACATTAGTTGCTCCTAAACACATTAAAATAAGATCATAAGGTTGTAGTGTACTAACCTCAACCCAATCCCCATTTTTTGATCCATTTAAAAAATGTTGTTCATGAGTTTTAGTAAACCATTGATGATCAACCATTTTTAAAAAGTCGCTTGAAGTATAGGGTATCTGTATATTAGTCTCTTCTTTAAAAACATAACATAATAAAGTAAAGCAGTCCATACCTGTAGTTGGGTCTGTACCAAAAAGTTTGTAAGGGATGTCGGTATATTTATTAAACCATTGATTCATGGCGATATATGGCGCATATACGCTTTACCCAATAATCAGATAAAGTTTCTATACGTGAGACCCCTCTCTCTTCAATGTGCAGTATTTGAGTCGGTTTTAAAAATAAACCAAAGTGTATAACTAAATTTGAATTTAGCGACTTAAAAGCTATTACATCATAGTTTTCAGCGTCTGTCAATTTAACTTTTAGAGCACATGTTGAAGCCCATCTGTCTACGTGTTCAGTAGAAAAATGCTTTAGCCAAGCTCGTGAGTGAGGGTAAGGAGGTAGGGAAAATTCTATATTAAGCTCGTTTTTATAAAATACGCGTATCAATTCAATACAATCGACTACTCCATATTCATGTTTTAATCCTAAATATTTTTGTACCATTCAGCTAACTCTGGAAAAACGCTTTCAAAAGACTCATTCCTGTATAAATCGGATCTTTGATTAAAGATCTTGAATTTCCCGCTTAAGTGAGAATCATCTCGTGACATCATATGTTTTAGAGAGTCAAGAACAGAGTTAATTTCATGAGAAGATAGCTTTTGATTATTATTAAGATATTCTTTATAGTTATATAAAATTTTTCTTTTTATTTCTTGTGAAAAAATTGTTGTTGAGTGAAAGCTCCTATTTTCACAATTAGTTATGCTAAAAGTCTTATTTATACTTTTAATCCAATTAATCAACTCAATATTACTAGTTATTGAATATACACTACTTACTAAAGAAAACGTACTTATATATTTTGAAAACTTTTCAGAATTACTTTTAAAAAGATTCATACTTAAACCTTTTCTTCCGTACTCAGCTCTTTTTTCAAAACCTTCTATACTAGGCCATAGCTCTACGCTTTTAAAGTGAGACCATAGATATTCTAAATCATATCCTTTAAAAGTACCTTGATAAGATAAGTTAGTATTATATGATAATTTCACGTCTTTTGCTAAGCCAGAATTCACAAATAATTGTAACATCTTATAGTGACCTTCTTGTACAAAAGGCTCTCCCCCAGCAAAATATAAAACCTTTATATATTTTTTAATTTTTTCTAAATCTTCCCAAAACAGTTCGTTATCTGTCCAGTAATCATAATGATTTGGAGAATCTGTAGATAAAACTTTATGATATTTTTCTTCTTTTGACCAAGAGGAAGACGCATAAGATCCGCACATTCTACAACTAAAGTTACAAAGATTTCCAAAACGAAAATCTAAATAAATTGGGGGGCTGTCTAAACTACCATCTATATTTGTTTTAGTATATAGATGAGAGTAGTTAGAATAAAGAGAGTTCATTCTTTTTCTGTGACTCTCTATTCCGTTATTTTCCCAGTTATAGCACACAGCACACGGAGTAGGTTTTTCATTATTTAACATACCCAAACGAAGACTTTTCATGTACGAAGAATTAAAAGCTTGTAAAGGAGACATACCTTTACCAAAAAAATTATCCTTACTACCTAAGGTAAAACAGCAAGGAGCATAATTACCCTCAAGATCTCCGTGTTGGTGAATCCAAGGTAATATACAAATTGAGCTATTATCCACGGGGAATCGTTCGTCCTGTTCCAGGAAAGCCCCCAAAATGAAGTTGATTATTACGAAGGGTACAAGCTGTTAGAGATTTTGAACAGACATCGCCTGAAGAATCAGCTGCGATCTGATTATTAGCGGCTATAGGATTAGAATTAGCTGTTAAAACAGGAGAAGATCCGGGAATGGGATCACTACCGGGCCCTGGGTATTGACATTCGGGACCTTTATAAACCCACTGACAGGTATTTTTATAAAATTTACGTTTAGGTGTAACTAGCTTAAAGTATTGAAGCCATGAGATTAAATTAAAAGTAGCTACATCATCACTAAGTTTTTCAAGTTGATCAATTTTAAATTTGTCTTCTACATAAGACTCAGAGTCAGCTAAAGGATTAACAATGTATAGTGCTTCCCCTATAGGTGTATCAGCTTCTAATTCATTACTTAGAAATAGAAAAGAATTTCTTTCTATTGATTGTATTGTTCCTTCAATAGTCCCTGAGCGAGCTTTAACATTATCCCCTACTCTGTAAGGTAGGGTATTATAAACCTCAATTACATTACTACTTATTGATTGAACACTACTATATTCAGGCCAGTAGTCTAGAAAATTAGCAAAAGTAGTTTTTATTTCTACAACACCACCTAGCATATCTCTAGTGTCTTGTTTTTGCTCTGTCCAAGTGCCTCCAACAGCGATAGTTTGTGTTCTATCAAAAGATGCGTTAGAACGACCGTAATATCCTACTATGTCTGCATCGTAATTCAAACCATCTGGGTTGCCAGTAGTTCCCACAACTGTTCTAGGGTCAATTCCGTTTACTAGCTCACCATTAACAGTCGCAGTTACAGAATTTGAAGAGTTATTTCCAGCTAAAAACGGATCTTCAATAAGTCTAGTAATTATGTTATCTACATTAAAAACATCTAAAGTTATTTCGTCTATCGAGCCTTCAGATCCCTGCCCTAACTTAGAAGCATTAACAGGGAAAGGAATATAAGAAGTACCACCATATGAAACGTTGTAAAGTATATCAGAAGTTAAATCACCTACAACTTCTGCAAAACGAATTGGAAAATCATTAGGCCATGCTTTACCTGTTCCTTGACCTGTTGGATTACCTGCGTCATTAGGAGGATACCATTCTCCAGGATAGTATATAGTATAGAGTCTTACAATAGGATTTTGGGAAAAAGAATTTTTCTCTGCTTTAAAAGCACTAGGAGTTATCGAAGATATAGTTGCGATTGCAGTAGTAGAGTTAGCTGATATAACATTACTTACAAAATTAGAAGTAGAGAGTAGACCATCACCGCCTGATCCTGTACTTAAAATGATAGTATTGGAATGCACTACTTCTGAAGAGGAAAATTCTTGCTGTATATTATTAAGCTTAACCTTAATTTCGTTGGTAGTTAGATTTACGTTTGCAATAAGACCAGCAGTAGCAGTGGTGTTACCAACAAGCACATTAGTGGTAACAAACCCAAAAGCATTATCAACACTTAATATTACATCATAAGAGCGAGCGCTCATCAGTCAAAGACCTCTTGCAGATTAAAAGATACCATATAAAAATTTTCCGTCAATCTTGAACCTGTAGAATAAGTTTGCTCAATTGATAGAGGACCTTGGAATCTTGTAGTAATTGTACCAGTTTCGTTGATGTGTGACAAGTCAAAACTAAAAGATTCAAATTCTCCACTTCTTGCGTTGTAAAAGTTCTCAATAGCTGTTTTCTCAACCCCTGTAATTGATGTATATTTTATATCATAAGAACGCTTAGATCTTCTTGAACGAAGTCTGCGTTTCTCGTACCCAGCTTGTGAAGCAAAAGTATTAACATCAAAAGCGCGCGTAGATGATATACCTTTATCAGGCTTCCTATCGGCCATTGAAGTAAAACGGTCACTAGTTTCTACAGCTGCTGTAAAAGATCTAATAGTAAGAGTGTCTGCAGCTGTTTCAGATCCGAGAGGAGCTCCAGATTGAATTGTAAGGGCGTTAGAAGAGGTAATAGGCTCAATAGTTTCAGTTCTATATCTTGCTACGTGAGCCAAACGAACAAATGAAATGTCTCCATTAAAGAACTCACCAGTAGTTGTCGTATTAGAGTTAGCTCCAATTGACACATTACCGCTAGTAGCTGTTGCTGCTACATAGGTTTTATGAGCAACTTTTACATTATTTACATATAATCTGAGATTATCTGTTGTTGCGTCATACGACACTGCTACGTGATAATTAGAACCACCGTTAGCATTGCCGCCATAAAGTTCTGTTACTCCTCCTATACGATTGATTACAAATCCTACGTTTGAGTTTGCTCCTACTAAACGTAAATTATAATTGTTAGTTGCGTCTCCATGACGAGCAAATAGAGTTTGATTGGCAGTCATAGAAGTGCCTGTGTCGGGACGAACCCACATATCTAAAGTAAAAGAACGATCATTGGTATTAAAATCATCACTAGAAGGTATTTGTAAGTAATCATCTGTTCCGTCTAGAGTAACAAACTTGTCTGCCCCATAAGTTGCATATGCAGCTGACCCACCGACAAAAGTTACAGTATGAGCTGTATCTGATTCGTCAGTTAAGTTATCATAGAAATTTGTTAACAGTTTTGTAGCTACATTATCAGAAATATCAATCCCATTTACTCCCAAAGCAACTGAGGGATAAGTGTAAGCGTCAGGACTTTGATACACACCTGATAAAAATACTTGTAAATCACTTGACGATACAATATTTGCTGTAGCAGGGAGTGCAAAAGAAGTTTGATGCGCATTTATTAAGTAAGAATTACCGTTTATAACTGTTGCTGCAGAGTTTGAAAACTCAGCTGCTAAAGATGAATAGGTAGATCTTAGCTGTTTAAGTACTGGGGGTACTGAGACAGTTTGTAGCGTTAAGTTTGAAGCATTAGGAGCGGCAAGAAAACTAGCTGTTGCTCCTGCGTTTGAAATAGTATACGCAGTGGTTTGTTGTAAAACACCATCTATAAAAGCAGCTACCTCACCCGCATGCGCTACAGAAGTAGCTAAATTAAAATCAGTTGAGACGGCTCCAGTAGAACTATAGGTTACGGTACTAGTAACTGGAAAAGCTGTGATAGGAGCGGTTGCATCGGTTGGATAAGTTGCCATTCTTTATTTCCTCAAAGACTTCTTGATCGGGCCATTATTACGTAAGTCACGAGTAATCATATCAATAATAATTTTATCACCTTGTATTCGTGGAGCAGCTGACTGTACGTTCTTTGGTGCACCTTGATTGTTTAGATTAACCTGAATGTTTGGTGGTGTCAAGTTTTTTCCGGTCGCATTCATCTGATTAAGTGCTGCACCGCCTATTGCTTTTGCTGCTGGACGACGCATTACAAACTCACCCGGCTCTAAAAGTGCTGGAACACGGTCACGAGACTGAACAGCGCCGCCACCCGCCATTTTACGAACTAAACCGCCTGAAGCTTCTTCAGCAAATCCTGCGAAGTCATCTCTATCCATAGCATCAAAAGCACCCGATCCAGAAGCTGAAACACCACCCATACTACCACCAGCTACACTGCCGTAACCACCGCCGCCGTCAGAGTCGCTTGAAAACCCTGCTGCAAGACCACTTACAAAATTACCGCCAACGGTACTTGCAGATTTAATAGTACCACTAAATGTATTTTTTCCGGCCGCATTTGTAGGAATAGTGTATCCGCCACCAATATTTGCATAACCTCCAAAAGCACTCATCTGTGCTCTTTGAGTGTTACTTAAAGCACGCGCACCCTCAAGACCAGGAGCATATCCTGCTCTTCCTGCTCGACTCATTGCATTATATTCTTGAGTAGTCAAAGCTGATTGACGACCTGGGGCTACAAAGTTTGCCGTGATAAAATCACTTATGCTTGAAAACTCTACTGGAGAACCTGCAGCTCTAAACCCTTTTGAGCCACCCATTGTTGCAGCGACACCACCACTATACCCAAGCTTATCAAGAGCAAAAGGATCTATACCAGAAACCACTCCTGTTTCATCAGCTCTCATAAAGTTGCCTGAATTAGTAACATCACCAGCTTTAAAACCTTTATAGCCTGTAGCCATCTGTCCTGTTCTTCGATTAACCTCTAATCTAGCTTTCCCTTGTTGATTAGTAGGTATGCTAGGATCTTTTGAGAATAAAGTGGGAACATCAAGACCTAGCAGCGATCCTATGAAAGATAGTGGAATACCCCTTCTGCCGTCAGCTCCTATCATATCAGCTAGATTACCTCTTGGGTTAAAACTTTCTTTTGATCCAGCAATGCCCATGGCTACAGTCATAGCATCCTCTGGACTCAGCTTGTTGTTCTCCATTAAACTATTTGCTAGTTCAGACAAGCCAGGTGTCATTGGGTCTAAAGAGGCGGAAGAAGTTCCCATTATTTGATCAAGACTTTTATTACTAAACTCTACCCCAACATCATTAGCCATAGGAATACCACTACCTATATTAGCACCTGTAGTAAAGCTAGCCTTTTTAAATCCTACTGCTGATTTTGCTTTATCAAATACTCCTTTAAAGAAAGAGCCAAAGCCTTGAGGACTAGTTCTTGGTTTTGTTCCTTTAAATTTATTTTTGTTGCTTTCAGAATCTCCTCCAAAACCAAAGAAACCCGTATTCTGTTTCAACATATTTTGAACAGCATCTAAAGCGTTTGAAGGTGTTGCAGGAGTTGATATAGATGGTGCACCTCTCATTCTCATACTATTTATCACATTATCAGAGAAACTAAAGGCTCCGCCAACACTTTTAGATCTATCTGCTTCCTCTTGTGCAACAGATCTAGCCTGAGCTGGTGAAAGACCCTTTGCTTCTAGCTCCATCGCTCTAGCGACACTATAAGTAGCATTGCCTTGCATAACTTTACCACCACTTTGAAGTTGTTGGGGAGCAGCATTCATACGCATCATGGTGCCTACACCAGCTTGTTTAACAGCCTCTTTGCGCATGACAAACTCGCCTGGCTCTAGCATTGCAGGGACTCTATCACGTTTCATAGTAGCTGCATTAGGCATACCGCCTTGAGCCATGTGAACGCGACCGCCTTGTGCTATAGACATTCCAGGAGCTCCTACATTACCAGAGACAACAGCCGCAGGATTAATACCACCACCAAACATGCCGCCAATACTACCAGTAATAACGTCAGTTAAAGGATCAACAATGGTTTTTCTGAATACAGCTTGTTGAATCTCACGAAGCATGTTTCCAACCATGTCTTTAAACGTATTTGCAACCATGCCCATAGTAATTGAACCGTCAATTAAAGCGTCATTGAGTTTCATAAACGCACCAGTAAAGCTCTCTTTAACAATAGATTGTGACTGATCTAAAGCTTGACCTAAACGATCTTCAGAGCGTGCTAGCGTATCAACACGTTGATTAAGTGTTTCGAGAGTTTTGATACGTTGTTGATCAAGTTCTTCAATCTTTTGAGTAGCTTGAGCACGAAGCTCAAGTTCTTGAAGAGGGAGTCCGTCGAGTTTAGTTTCTTGCAGCTTAATTTCTGCAGCTAACTCTTGTGCCTTGCCTGCAAGAGTAGCTGCAAGAGTATCACGCTCTATTTGACGAAGTTTTTCTTGACCTATAATCTGTGATGAGATACCGTCTTGCTGAAGTTGATTAAGATCGTTTGTTCCTTGTAGTTGAGTGGTTGTATTACCTCTTCTTACATCAAAAATATTACCTTGTTGAGCTATATTAGTTTCAGTACTAGCAATAGCCGCTCTAAGAGCTTCACCAGTAGTTTTAGGTATATCTGCAAGATTATCTAAAAATTCTTGAGTAGCACCCTGTCCTTGAGCGACTCCTAAAATTTCTCCTACTGCCTGTACAAAAGGACTATTTTTTCCTGTTCCCTCTATGAATGAGTTTACCGTATTAGCAAAGCTTTCATAACCTTTAAGTTGACGAAGTGTTAATTCAGATTGTTGTTTAAAAATAGCTTCTTCAGAGTCAATAGCGTCAAGTTGTGCTCCCG